CTGATACTACTATTGAGATTAAGTGGAGCACTAATGAAAAGGATTTGATTGATGTTAATGCTGAAGAGATAAAGTTAGGTATTACAAAGGACAAACAAAGTTAGGTCTTGCGTCATGAGGTTTGGTATTGTTACAGCTTATCTAATTATCTGAACCATTGCTTGAACCACATCGACTACTCTTCTTGATTTTATTAACTGAAGTACAGGACTAACTATCTTGTTGTTGAATTAATTAACTGATTTCTACTGGGAAAGCTTTTTAATTTCCTGGAAAAGGCACTACACCTCGAAACTGGCGGTGGGTATTAATACGTATATATCATAGGTCTTTCACACACACACAAACACATGAACCAAAACTCTAAAGATAAATATAAAAACGTCTCAGCTTTCAGTTACACAACTTACAATAATCAGCTGATAATAAACTTTAACGGCTTTGAAGATCACGATGACACTATAGAATTTGCCGACTTTCTTTTTGCTAAAATTAAAATGAAATATTGGCATGAAGAAAACTTACCAACTTATCACTAATTATGTGCACACTAATATTAACTTGTATTGCAATTGGATTTGCAATTTACAAAAAAGACGAAATAAAAGATTTTATAAATAAACGCCTGAATGGCTGGAAGTAGTTTTCCAAATAAGAGGTATCAGATAATTTATGCTGATCCACCTTGGAGTTATCAAAGAATGATGAATAGCTCTGCAATAGATCATTATCCTACAATGACTTTAGAGGATATTTGTAAATTACCAGTTAAGGATATTACTGATGATAACTGCATTTTATTTATGTGGGTTACTCTTCCAAAGCTGAATGAATTTATGAAAATAATTGAAGCTTGGAATTTTGAATATAAATCTACAGCTTTTGTTTGGTGTAAAAAGAATAAAATATCAGATAGTTTTTTTTTAGGATTAGGAAGATGGACAAGAGCTAATCCTGAAATATGTATTTTAGCTACTAAAGGAAATATTAAAAGATTATCTAAATCAGTAAGACAACTTCAAGTATTTCCAATACAAGAACATTCTAAAAAACCTGATGAGTTTAGAGATTTAATTATAGAGCTAGTTGGAGATTTGCCAAGAATAGAACTCTTTGCTAGACAAAAAATGCCTGGCTGGGATGTTTGGGGTAACGAAATATGAAAATTACGATACCTTATACTCCGAGAAAAGCGCAAGCTTATATTCATGAACAATTAGATAAATTTAGATATAGCTTACTCTGCTGCCATAGGCGTTTTGGCAAAACAATTTGCGTAATAAATCATTTAATTAAAGCAGCGATGACTTGCAAAGATCATCAACCAAGGTATGCCTATATAGCACCGACCTATTCTCAAGCTAAGAAAATAGCTTTTGACTATTTAAAATATTATACAAAAAATATTCCTGGAACAAAATATAATGAAACTGAACTAAGAGCAGATTTCGTAAATGGCGCTAGGATAACTTTATTATCTTCTGAAAATCCAGATTCAATTCGTGGAATTTATCTGAATGGCGTAATAATTGACGAGACGGCTCAAATTAATTCAGAGCTGTTATCGGAAGTTATAACTCCAGCTCTATCTGATAGAAAAGGTTTTATGGTTCTTGTTGGAACACCAAAAGGAATGGCAAATTTGTTTTATGATTATTATCAAAAAGCGCAAGCTGATCCTAAATGGTTTCTGTATATAGCGAAAGCTAGTGAGACAAAGATTGTAGATGACGATGAACTAGCAGCGGCATTAGATGTGATGGGATCGCAAAAATATTCTCAAGAGTTTGAATGTTCTTTTTTAGGCAATATTCAAGGCTCAATTTACGGAGATATTATTGCTTCCTTGGAGGACAAAAAACAAATAAGCAGAGTACCAATTAATCCTGGCTATCCAGTTAATACAGCTTGGGATCTTGGATATAATGATCAAACTGCAATTATATTTTTTCAGCAAGTAGGTCATCAAATACACATTGTTGATTTCTATGAAAATTCAAATGAGGCGTTTCCACATTACGCTCAGGTTATAAAAGAAAAAGATTACATCATTGGTTTAAATTATGGACCACATGATATTGAACAAACAGAATTTAGCTCTGGAAAAACCAGACGAGAAGTAGCTTATCAAATGGGATTACGCTTTAAGGTAGCTCCTAAACTAGCCATTGAAGATGGCATCCATGCAGTAAAAATGTTGCTGCCAAGATGTTTAATCGATGTCGATAACTGCTCAAAATTAATAAATGCTCTTCGTCATTATCACCGAAAATTTAGTGATAAGGAAAGAATTTATAAAATAAAACCAGTTCATGATTGGAGTTCTCACGCAGCCGATGCTTTAAGAACTTTAGCCACAGGACTGAAAGAAAATAAATTTAACGAAGGAAAAAGACAACAAGAAGTCGAAACTAACTACAAGGTAATATAATTATGAGTTCAATATTTAGTCCAAAAATTCCAGCTCCTCCAGCTTTCATTATGCCAGATCCAGTCGATGTACCAAATTATGCAGATGAGGAACGAGATAAATTGGAAGCACAAAAATTAACTGATGCTGAAAAGAAAAGAAAAGGCAGAAGATCTACTATTCTTACTGGCTCTGGTCTGAATGAAATAGCAGATGCAAATATTCAAAAGAAAACTTTATTAGGATAACAATATGGGTACACTTTCACCTCATACAAAATTTAAAAGACCTGACGATCCTAGAGGCGATAGAGGATTAGGCACTCCAACTTTCCAAGAAGATAGAATGGATCAAACTTATAGAGCAAGAATTAGCTATGTAAAAAATACAGGAAAAAATGATTTAAAAGATATTAGAACAACTGGAGCTTGGAAAAAATTTTCAGCAGAAGAAAAAAAGGAATATGCCAAAAGATACGCAGACGATGTTCCTGAAGATAAAACAACATTAAGTAAAAAAACTTTATTAGGATCATAATTATGGGTGGCTCTTCAACTACAGGAAATAATGGCGGTTCGAATGTTAGAAAGAATAATTTAACTCCTTCAATTCCAACTAATAAAAAAAATAAAAAATTTTCTTATGAACCAGTTTCAGGAAGAAAAAATGTATATAATGTTTCTGATAATCGCTCATTCATAGACAAGACAGTTGACTTTGCTAAAGGCGGTATGACCATAGGTTACATAGGTAGCCAAAGCAAAAAACAAAAACAAAATAGAATGGACTACGCAGGTCAAGCAGCAGGTATTACTCCTGAAGGTTCAGTAAGAGGACCATCAAATAATAATCAAGGTAATGACGAACCGCAAAAATCAATAGAACAACCAAAAGTAGCTTCACAAACAAACGCTCTTAAACCAGATATTATTCCAAAAGGACCAACAACTGTTGAAATAAATCAAACAGAAGATGATGTTTTAAAAAATAAAAGAAAAGGAAGAAAATCTACAATTTTAACTTCTGTAACTGGAGTTACTACACCAGCTACTTTAAGTAAAAAAACTTTATTAGGATAATATGCAATCAGAAGAACTTAGAAGTTTAGCAAAATTATTAAAAGATAATTTATCTAGGCTTATGGAAAAAAGAGCTAGTTGGGAAAACCATTGGCAAGAAGTAGCAGATCATATGCTACCCAGAAAAGCTGAGATAACAAAGCAAAGAGCTAGAGGTGATAAACGTCACACTCTAATTTTTGATGCGACAGCTATTCATGCTTTAGAATTATTAGCTGCATCATTACATGGAATGTTAACCAGTTCTGCTAATCGTTGGTTCTCACTTCGATTTAGAGAAACAAGTCTAAATGATAGTGATGAAGCAAAAGAGTGGCTAGAAGATGCAACACAACGAATGTACGATGTGATTGCTAAATCTAATTTTCAACAAGAAATATTTGAGTGTTATCATGATCTAATTGCATTTGGCACTTCTTGCTTAATGATTGAAGAAGATCAAGAAGATGTCTTAAATTTTTCTGCTAGACACATAAAAGAAATTTATATCCAAGAAAATAAAAAAGGTTTCGTAGATACACTATATCGAAGATTTAAAATGCCAGCTCAAGCAGCTGCTGATAAATTTGGTATTGATAAAGTTTCAAGAGAAATTGTTAATCTTGTTAAGAAAAATCCTTTTGAAGATGTTGACTTAGTTCATGTTATAAAACCAAGATTGAGTTTTGATTCTAAGAAACAGGATAAAAATAATATGCCTTTTCAATCCATTTATTTTGAATATGGTACAGGTCATATTATTTCAAGCGGTGGATTTAAAGAAAATCCTTATGTTATTCCAAGATATTTAAAAGCTTCTACTGAACAATACGGAAGATCTCCTGGCATGAATGCTTTACCTGACGTTAAAGTTTTAAATAAAATGGTAGAGAACAGTTTAAAAGCTGCTGCAAAAATGATTGATCCACCTTTATTAGTTCCAGACGATGGTATGTTAGCTCCAATAAGAATGTCTCCAGGATCTATCAATTTTTTTAGGTCAGGCTCAAGAGATAGAATTGAACCTCTAAATATTAATGCTAATACAGCAGAGACTTTAAGTTTAGAAAATCAGAGAAGAGACGCTATCGTTAAAATGTTTCATGTTGATCAGTTAGTAATATCTGAAAATAGAAACATGACAGCTACCGAAGTATTACAAAGACAAGAAGAGAAAATGAGAATACTTGGTCCTGTTCTTGGTAGATTACAATCTGAATTATTATCTCCTCTAATTATTAGAGTTTTTAATATTATGTTGAGAAATAAATTATTTTTAATGTCTCCTGATATTTTACAATCTCAAGAATTAAATATTGAATATGTATCACCAATAGCACTTGCTCAAAAATCTTCAGAGTTACAAGGTATTATGAGAGGATTAGAATTATTTGGTTCATTAGCTCAAACCATGCCAGTCATGGATTACATTGATGAAAATGGTTTAGTAAAACAAATAATAGATATTTTAGGCTTACCAGCAAAAATAATTAGATCTGATGTTGAAGTACAAGAAATTAGAGAAGAGAGAGCTCAAGAACAACAACAACAACAGTTACAGCAACAACAATTAGCTGAGACACAAATGGCAAAGAACGCTGCACCAATGGCAAAAATAGTTCAAGATGGACAACCACAATAAAGAAATAGAAAAAAAGATAGCTCAACTATCTAAAGATTATAAAATTGTTTTTGGTTCAGATGAAGGACAAAGAGTTTTAGAGGACATCGCTAAACGATGTCATGAGAGTACGACTACTTTCTCAAAAGATAACAGTCATGAGACGGCTTTTTTTGAAGGACAAAGAACAATTTATCTTTTTATAAAAGCAATGATCAAACGTAAATAATAAATAGGATATAAAATGGAAAATCAGACAACTGAGCAACCAGCTCAATCTGAACAATCACAAGCTGTTGTTCAGGAAAATACGTCAACTACTGAGGCAACTACTGAAGTATCAAGCCAGGAAGTAAATTTTAAAGATTTAATTCCTGAAAGTTTCAAAGAAGAAAAATCTTTGAGTAATTTTAATAATATGGAGGACTTTGTAAAAAGTTATCTTCATGCACAAAAATTAATTGGAACGGATAAAATTTCTATTCCAAATAAACACGCAACAGAGGAGGATTGGAATGAGGTATATAAAAAATTGGGTGCACCAGAAAAGCCAGAAGATTATAAATATAACATTAAAGATCAAGACCTGGATCAAGCTCAAGTTTCAGAATTTAATAAAACAGCACATAAATTAGGATTACTTCCTAAACAAGCTGAAGGTTTAATTAAATTTTATAATGAGTTTAATAATAACATTGCTGAGTCTCAAGAAGATCAAGCAGCTCAATCTCAATTAGTAACTGAGACTGAACTTAAAAAAGAGTTCGGTCCACAATTTGCTAAAAGATTAGATCAAGCAAAAAGACTTGCAGTTAATTCTTTAGGTTCTGAATTTTTAGAAAATACTTTTCTTAAAGATGGTTCAAGATTGGGTGATAATTTAAGTGTTATCAAAGCCTTTTCAAATTTAGCAGATAAATTATCTGAAGATGAAATTGTTAAAGGCGAAGGATCTAGTTATTTGACTGCTAAAGAAATAGAAAAAGAAATTAATGAACTAACTCAAGAAGGATCTTCTTATTGGAGCAAAACGCATCCTAATCATTCGAAGTCTGTTCAAGAAGTATTCAAGCTAAGAGAAATGCTAAATAGCGAATAAAAATTCTAAGCGACAATCTGAAAAGACCGCCAAGATAAAAGTCTAATTGGAGACTATAAATCTAAAGACGAGATCCGAGCAATCGGAAAATCAAATCGATTAATCAATAATCAACCAAAAGAGGAGGACATTATAAAATGTCATCACAAATAACAACGGCTATGGTTCAGCAATATTCGAACAATGTTGCTATGCTAAGCCAACAAAAAGGATCTCTTCTTCGTGGTGCTGTGGATACAGAAAGTGTAGTAGGAAAAAACTCATTTTTTGACCAAGTGGGAGTAGCGACAGCTCAGAAAAGAGTCACTAGACATTCTGACACTCCGCAAATGGACACGCCACACTCAAGACGAAGAGTATCTTTGGTAGATTATGAGTACGCTGATTTAATCGACAATCAAGATAAAATCAGAACTCTGATCGATCCAACATCATCATACGCACTTGCTGCTGCTTACGCATTAGGAAGAGCTCAAGATGATGAAATAATTGCTGCAATTTCTGGCACAGCTTACACAGGAGAGACTGGCTCAACAGCTACACCTCTTGGTGCAGGTCAAGCCATTACAGAAAGCGGCACAGCTGGATTAACAATCGCCAAACTAAGATCTGCAAAAGAGATTTTAGACCTTGGAAATGTTGATCCTTCAATCGCTAGATATATCGCAGTTTCTCCAAAACAGATCACAGATTTGTTAGGAACAACTGAAGTGACATCTAGTGACTATAACACAGTAAAATCTTTAGCGAATGGAGAAGTAAATTCATTCCTAGGTTTTAACTTTATCGTAGTAAACAGACTGGCTCTTGCCTCATCTAAAAGACTATGCTTAGCATGGGCGATGGATGGAGTTAAGTTAGCTCTAGGTCAAGACATCACAACAAGAATTGATGAAAGATCTGATAAAGGTTACGCAACTCAAGTGTATGTGTGTCAATCAATCGGTGCAACTAGAATGGAAGAATCCAAAGTTGTATCAATACAAGCTCACGAAGCTTAATCAAAAGGAGATAAAATAAAATGGCAAGTGTAAAAGGTGTAAACCTAACAAACATGGATGCTACTCCTGTGGTAAAAGTGAGTAGCGAAAATGCTGGTGGAAAGTTAAGAGTGTTTCACGACACTTATGAAGCTTCTTCATTGGCAGCTGGATCTGACATAACGATCGCTAGAATACCAATCAATGCAACGATACATGATGTAATAATTAAAGCTGATGCTTTAGCTGCTTCATCTACGTTGACAGTTGGTGATTCTGATGACGCTGACAGATTCTTAGGAATAGTAGGAACGTGGAATGTCGCTGGACAATCTCAGTCAATGTTGGCTGGAAGTTCAACTGGTGCTCCAACTCCTCCTGTTACAGGTCTTGGCTATAGAACGACTGCCGAAACGGATATTTTGATAACTACTGGTGGAGCAACTATCAGTAATACAATTTATTCTTGGGTAATCTACTCTGTAGAATAATCAAACCAAATAACTTGGCGGAGAAATCCGCCAGGTAATTCTAACCACAAAATTTAAAATGTTTAAAAGTTTTTACATCATAGGTGTAATTTGTTCACCTTTTTTTGAATGTATGGAATTTACTCCAACAAATAATCAAAAATATAATACGGAAAAAAAATGTATGGTAGATGCTGATAAATATAAAGAAGAACTTTCAGATAGATTTGTTTTAATCGGCATACCTCACATAATAGAAATTAAATGTATAAGGAATAAAAAATGGCAAGCGTAGTAGATATATGTAATTCAGGTTTAAACCTATTAGGTGCATCAACAATAAGTGCATTAACTGATGATAGTAAAAATGCTAGATTGTGTAATCAAAGATATGAACCAGTAAGAAATAGAGTTTTTCGTGGTCATGCTTGGAATTGCTTACATAAAAGAGTTCAATTAGCTCAAAACAGTACAGCTCCTATTATTGAATACAGTTATGCTTACGCATTACCTAGTGATTGTTTAAGAGTATTAAAAATTCACAACGGAACAACAGACAGTATTGCAGCAGCTTTAGATTATAAATTAGAAGGCAGAAATATTGTAACAGATGAAGGAACTGTTTATTTAATTTATATAGCTTTAGATACTGATCCAAATAATTACGATACTTACCTTCAAGAAAGTATTTCACATCAATTAGCAGCAGACATTGCTTATGCTGTAACCAACAATGCTACTCTTGCTAAAAATTATATGGAGAGAGCAGATGAAAGGCTAAGAGAAGCAAGATTTGTAGATGCTACAGAAAATAGTTTAGGAACTATAGAAAGTTCTGAATTTACAGATGCAAGACTATAATAATAATGACGACAGCAGCTTTTGATCCAAGAAATTTAGAAAAATATTCAGAACCAAAATCATTACTTCATTTTCAATGGGGGGATGAAACAAAAGTTTATAGATACGCATTAGTCGAAATTATTAATGAACTTGACATTGACGCAACTACTAAATGCAAAAAAGAAGAACAAGGTTTAACTCAACAACAAATTTTTAAAAAAATATGCCAAGAACAACATTAGCCTTAACCTCTTTTGTATCTGGAGAATTTTCTCCTAAAATGGATGGCAGAACAGATTTTGATAAGTATAACTCTGGAGCAAAAACTTTAGAAAATTTTTTAATTCATCCTCAAGGATCTGCGACTAGAAGAGTTGGTACTCAATATATTGCTGAAGTTAAAACATCTTCTTTAAAAACAAGATTAATACCTTTTGAATTTTCAACAACTCAAACTTATATTTTAGAATTTGGAAATACTTACATAAGATTTTATAAAGACAAAGGACAAATAATATCTGGTGCTTCACCTTACGAAATTTCTACTCCATATTTAACAGCAGAATTATTTGAAATAAAATTCGCTCAATCAGCGGATGTTATGTATATCACTCATCCAAATCATGAAGTGATGAAATTATCAAGAACTGGTCATACAGCCTGGACATTATCTGAAGTAGAATTTACTAATGGACCTTATCTTGCAGTCAATACTACAACAACAACTTTAACTCCAGCTTCTGCTGGTGTTGCTACTGGTGTTAATATAACTGCTTCTGCAATTACAGGAATAAATAGTGGTACTGGATTTCAAACTACCGATGTTGGAAGAATAATTGCTTTTAATAGTGGTATAGCAAAAATAACTGCCAGAACAAATACAACAGTTGTTGTTTGCACAATTACTACAGCTTTTACTAATACAGATGCTACAGTTGGATTTTATCTTGGAGCATTTTCAGATACGACAGGACATCCATCTAGCGTTTCTTTCTTTGAACAAAGGTTAGTTTTTGCTGGAACAACATCTGAACCACAAACTTTATTTTTTTCTAAAGCTGGAGATTATGAAAATATGACCTCTGGTACTAATCCTAACGACGCAATGATTTATACGATTGCATCTAATCAAGTTAATGCCATTAGATATATGAAGGCTGTTCGAACTTTAGTTGTTGGAACAACTGGAGGTGAATTTACTGTATCAGCAGATGGTACGGATGCTTCTATAACACCAACAAATATTACAATTAAAAGACAGTCATCTTTTGGTTCAGCTAATGTGGATGCTATTCCAGCTGGTAATGCAATTTTGTTTTTACAAAAAGCTAAAAGAAAAATTAGAGAATTACAATACAATTTTGATAGTGATGGTTATCAAGCTCCAGACTTAACAATATTAAATGATGTTGTTACAAATACTGGAATTAATGAAATGGTCTATCAGCAAGAACCAGATAGTATTATTTGGTGTGTAAGAGACGATGGAGTTTTAGCAGCATTAACTTATCAAAGATCAGAAAATGTTGTTGCCTGGTCAAGACATATTATAGGCGGAAGATTTAATGAAGCTACTATTACTGTTAGTGATTATGCCAATATTGCTGTAGGAACAAAATTAACATTAACTAAATCAGATGGTACATCCGTTGTTTTTACATCAGAAGCAATAAGTGGTTCTGCACCATCAGAAACTTTAGGATTTAGACCAAATCAAGATAACGATACAACAGCAGATAATATTTACACAGCAATTAATGCTCATGCTGATTTTACAGTTTCTAATCCTGCGGCTAATATTGTTATAGTAAGAGAAACTACACATAGCGGTACAGGATTATTAAAAATTGTAAGTACAGATACAACAAGATTAACTACAACAGATGAAAGCGAAGCTGTTGTCGAAAGTGCAGCAACTGTTTCTGGAATTTTAACAGAAGATGAATTGTGGGTTATTGTAAAACGAACAGTTAATGGCTCAACAAAAAGATATGTAGAATGTTTTTCAGTTTTCGACTTTGATGAAACATCTGCACCAGATTTTAAATTTTTAGATAGTCATTTATCTTACTCTGGATCTTCTACTTCAACATTAACTGGTTTAGGTCATTTAGAAGGTCAAACAGTTGGGGTATTAGCAGATGGAGCAGCTCACGCAAATAAAATTGTAAGCTCTGGATCTATAAGTTTAGATCGAGCTGCAACAAAAGCTTGCGTTGGCTTATCTTATGATTCAATTTTACAAACAATGAGAATTGAAGGTGGAGCAGCTGAAGGCACATCGCAAGGTAAAACAAAAAGAATTTCAAAAGTAGTTTTAAGATTATTCGAAACTGTTGGTGTAAAAGTTGGACCAACATTAACAAACTTAGAGAATATACCATTTAGAACAACGTCATCACTTTTAAGTAATCCTGTTGATACGTTACTAGCTGGAGATAAAGAAATAGAATTTAGAGACGATTATAACTCAGATGGATTTATATTTATAAAACAAGACCAGCCTTTGCCTTGTTCAATATTAGCAATATATCCAACTCTAGTTACGTCTGATGGATAAATTTGAGATTGTTCCTTACGAAAGTACACATGGAGACGATATTATTACTTTTGGTATGAATGATAAATTAATGGAGATTGACGCAGAATTTACAGAGAATAGAATTGATATTGCGTTACCTGGTTTATCTTACACTTTACTTATTAATAATAATCCTATTTGTAGTGGCGGCATTTATCCTCTGTGGGATGGCGTTGCTGAAGGCTGGGTTATGTCAAGTAAAAGAATATTTGATTATAAAATTAAAGCAGCTTCTTTAATAAAAAGAAGATTAAATTTACTCTGTAACAACAATAAAATTAAAAGATTACAAACATCAGTTAAAGCTAATTTTGAAACAGGAATTAGATTTGCTGAATGGCTTGGATTAAAAAAAGAAGGTTTAATGGTTCAATACGGACCAGATGGATCTGATTATTATAGGATGGCAAAAATATATGAGCTTCATAGGTAACTTAGCAGCAGCAAGTTCTGCAAAAGCAATCGGTAAATATAACGCAAGTGTTTATACTCAACAAGCTGCTTATGAAAAACAAAAAGCTTTAGCTAAAGAACGTGTTTATCAAAATGTTGAAAAACCAAGATTCATAGATCAACAAGATCAACAATACGCAAATTTCTTTGTATCATCTTTAAGATCTGGTGCAGAAATGAGAGCTGGTACTACTCCATTTTTTGTTGCTTTAAAAAATAAACAATTACAATCTTTTGATTTAGCAATCGCAGATTACAACAGTAAAGTTGCAGTCAACGATCAAATTAATCAATCATTGTTATTGCAAGGCAAAGCTCAAGGCGAATTATTTAAAGGTAAAATGACAGCTAATACTGAATACGCAAAAGCTGCTGGAAGTTTATTAAGCATGGGTTCTCAAAGTTATAATGCTGGAAGGTTAGTAATCGTATAATGGCAAAACTAGAAATTTTTAATAGTAAAGTTGCCGTTAAAGAAAGTGTAACACCACTAACCTCAACTCTTGCTTTACCATTTTCTTTAGCAACACAAAGAGGTGCTGCTATAACTGCTGTAGCTAAATCAATCGCTGATATTCAAAAAGATATGTATGCTATTGAGGATCAGAATAATTATAATAAAGCTTTACCTGAACTTTCTCTCGAGGTACAAAAAAAATATACAAAATATAAAGATAGTTACGATACTAATGCTCCTAATAAATTAATAAAAGATCTTCAACCAAGTAATTTTAAAAAGTTTTTAGAAGGTCAAAGTGGACCAGTACAAAAGTTATTGAAAAATAAGCTTGCTGAAAGTGCATCTTTATTAGTTCCAAAACTTAATGGACAAATTTCAACAAACAATATTGAGAGATTCACAGTTGGTTTAGGAGAAAGTTTTGATAATGCTATTTTTTCAATGATAAGTTCAGATCAAGAAGAAGTAGCTATAGGTACAATTACTTTTGACAACTTAATTAAAAACAAAGCTTATGCGAATTATTTAGGAGATAAAGCGTATGCGGCTTTAGTTAAAAGCAAAACATCTTTAAAATATAGAATATTATTAAATAAAAAAATTAAAATTAATCCATTATCCTTTCTTAAAAATCAAGAGGCTTTAGAAAAAGCTGTTGGAGTAGAAGCTTCTAAAGAATATATAGAGAAAGCTAAAATTACTCGTAAAAGTAATAGAGCTGAAAAGGATAAACGAATTAGATTAGATGAACTAAAAGAAAACGATAATATAATTGGTGCATTCACAGACGTTATGTTGAGAATAGATAATTTCCAAAAAAATAAACTTGATGAGAATGCTAAAAATGAAATGCCAACTATTAATGAACTTTATTCTTTGTATGAAGATGGTTTTTTAAATGAAGCAATGTTGGTTAAAATTTCTGCTTTTCTAACAGAAGATGATCAAGATGGTTTAACTGATAGTGAATTATATAGAGAGATAACTACACAAATTTATTCCGCTAAAACAATTTATGAATTAGACGATATTAAGAAATCATATATCTTAAATAACAATGCTTTAAAAAATATGGCTATGGAAGATGTTGGTCAATTTAATGCTATTATAGCTAGAGCAAAAACAGATTTTAAAAGTCATAAAGATTATCAATTTTATTCAAAACTGATTAATGCCAATATAAGAAATATCTCAAACGTCAGAGGTAAAAAAGCTCTTGCGATTGCAGCTGCGATTGCCAATAAAGAACAATTTATTTTACAAAGTTATAATGCAAAAGTTATAGATGGTATGTCTCCAGAGAATGCTTATCTATCAGTTTTAAATGAAGATTTTAACGAGGATCATATTCCAAATCTAAGTCATTTACCTTTTCCAAATAAACAAGTGGATTGGGCTAAAGCTTTAACTGATATTAGTTATTTTGATCTAGTTGCTAATGAAAGTTTAGAAACATTTAAAAAATCAAATAAATCTACTTTCAATGCTAAACGATTAATTGATGATTTAGATAAGATTGATTTTGCTAGAGATATATTTAAAATTAGATTGATGGTTGCACCAGGCAAAAATCATACAGAAAAATTAACCTGGGCTACTCAAGTAGGTATAAACACAAGTAAACCTCCAGTATATGACCCAAATGATAAATAATGAATGATTTACTAGACAACGTATATTTACCTGATCTTGAAAAAAGATCATTAAGAGAAAGTGATACTTATAAATTACTTCAAGATAATAATATAGATACGTCTGAGATTGAAGGTTATGAAAATCATCCAGAAGCGAAACCTTTAGAATTTGAAGATAAAAATTCCATTAAAGATAAAGAGGAATGGATGATTAAGCACCATGCTAAAGATTACTTTTCTACCATTGCTGATTTCATTCTTGAGACAGGAAAAGATGTGGTTTTAAGTGGAGGAGTTGCCGCTATTAATGGAGCTGATGTTGCAACAAATTTATTTCCTATATTTGCAAAAGCTGTAGACAAAACTATTATTCCTGGAAAACCAGATGGCGTTATGTCTGATCAAGCAGAAAAAAATATTTATAAAGGTGCTACTTTAGTTTCAGAAAATTTAGGTAAAGCTAGAGAATATTTAAAAAATTTTAAAAAAGACGATAATTTTATATCGCAGTTATTTGGAATAATGGGGCAAGATGCGATGTATTCACTTCCAATTTATAACAAACTTAAATCTATAGGTGTTCCAAAATATCCAGCCTTTGCTATTTCTGGTGCTATTGGTGGAGCAGTCGGAATTGAAGATAAAATTTTTGGCGATAATGTAAGTAGTACCTTTGCTCAAGAGTTTTGGTCAAAAGATATTATTGAATTAAAAAATCTAATTGGAATATTACCAAATACTCCAGAAGATAAGATTGCAGATGAAGTGGTCCAGGCATTAGAGTATGGAGCATTTTCTGCTGCCATACCAGGTATCATAGATGGGTTTAAATTTATGAAGAGATATATTCCAGCTATGGCTGGAACTACTGCCGCTACAGTTGGATTAACAGCTGGTAATGAAGCTGAAGGTAATCCACTTAAAGCTATTACTACTGCAATATCTAAAGTTCCAATTTTTAAATCAGCTGTAATAGACGCAGCTAATAAAGTTACAGTTAGAGGAAGTGGCGAACAAATTTATAATACAATTAAGAATACTCCAGGCGTTAAAGAGAATGAGCTTAAATGGTTAGATCTTGAAAGTTTTTTAAAAGATAAAAAATCAGTAACTCAACAAGAAGTTTTAGATTTTGTTGAAGCAAATAAAATAGATGTTTCAGAAGTTAAATTTGGTGGTGATGTTAAATCTGCAAAACTTTCAGATGATCTTGAATTTCAAAAGAATGAATTTGAGAGTAAGTGGTTAAAAGCAAATACAACTAAAGGATCGTCTTTAACTCCTGGTGCTAGAAGATTAGCAGACTTAATAAATCTTAATTATGATGTTTATAAATATGGAGAATCATCAAGCAGCAGCTTAACAAATAAAATTCAACAAAAAGTTTTAGATTTTGTTGAAGCAAATAAAAAGATATTAACAAATAAAATTCAACATAATAAGCAAATAGATTTCAGTCAATTAATGGATAGTGTAGATCAATACAGACAAGGTGGTTTAGAACAATTTTTAAAAGACGATTGGTTAATAGATGGAAATGTAACTATCGTAAAACTTTTTGATAATAAAGCTGGTACTACTGTTAGAACTACAATAAATTCAGCAAAAAAATTATTACAACAAGAAAGATATTCTATAAATAAAGTAATTGAAATTCCAGAACTTGAATTTGAAAAACTTATTATTGAAAACACAAGAAGAAATTTTACAAAAAAAAATGTAAAAGATCCTAAGTTTGA